CGGACTCTTTGTAATACACAAGCGGTATATTCCGGATGGAACGTTACTGGAAGTGGTGACACGGAGATGCGTGAGAATTTTACGTATAACCGAGCGCCATGGACTCCAGGCCTGTCGGATACCATACCCAATTTTACACCTGGGTATATCGTATCTGATATCCTTAAAATAACTGAACTGGGGGCGCTCATTCTGAGCCACCTTAAAAATTAAACCAAATTCAGTTTTACAAGTAGGAGTACTTATATATGACACTCGCCGCAGGAACCGTCAATGTTGGCGGTTCAAGCTCCGTGACAGGTGGGACTTCCACCGGTCTACTCTATCGTGGCCAAAGTAATTCTGGCCTCCAGGTGAACTACATCCTGGATAATTCCGCCGAGTATCTCGCCTTAATTAAGGTTGAGTTCTCAGCGGTTGATGCGAAAGTGAACACCGGAGCTCCAAATGGCTACACTCAGCAGCGAAACTCTGTTGTCCTGAAAGTGCCATTGGCACTGGACAACGGGAAGGTCACCACCAATACTGTTCGTATTGAGGTGGCTACCGACATCGAAACAACTGATGCCGAAAAGCTCGAGCTGCGAGAGAAAGCTGCCCAGATTCTGTATGGCTCTGCCTTCACGGAATACTGGGATTCGCAGACACTGTCGTGATTGCAGTAATCAGGCGCCTTGTAGCTGTTAGTATTAAAGCTAGCAAGGCGCGTGTTCTGATTATGACGGCCATTATGGCCTTCGCTGCAACTGGCTGGATAGGACTCGCTAAGTTTGCGGGGTGCGTAATTGAGCATCCCACGAACTATATCGAGAAGTGTTCGGTCTACCCTTCACCGGGTGTGTCTACGATGGAGCACAAGAACCTGAAATAATGGGTTCTTGACCCACCAACTTTCATTTTGGAGAAATTCCATGTTAAAAGTTAAAGGAAAGTCACGAAAGAGACGGAAACCGTTCTTTCAACCAACAGAAGTAATGACAACGCTTAAGTTGGCACTACGTTCGGATCTCAACCTGCCGGAAGATCAAGCAGGAATCGAGAACGTGCTCGAGTACCACCAAGTCGCAGGACGCGATCTGGTTCGAGCTGCACATTGGAATCAAGTGAAGAACTTCGACAAGAAGTTCGAGCTTGACGGCAATGACAAACAGAAGCTTGAAGAGTTAACCTTTCAGAAGTTTTTGAAGGTTAATGAGCATCTTAAGCCATTCAGGGAGATAAAATACCCTGGTGATGACGAGAGGCTCACAAGCTCCACCTCTAAGCAGACAAAAATCCTGCTAAGGACTCGCGCCCTAATGAGGTTTGTCCTTGACGACATATTGGAAGAAGAATGGTTCCTTGCATGTAAGAATTCGCAAGGGACCTCCATTGGAGTGCCTTATTCAGACACTTCCTTGGAGCGTAAGCTAACTTTCCCAATATCCATG